GGGGAAGCAACTCAACTTTGATGATCCACGCTCACAGTTATTTTTTGAATATGTGCGACTGCTCAAGAAACTCAAGCCTAAGTGCTTCTTGATGGAAAATGTTAAGATGAAGAAGGAGAGCATGGCTATCATAACTGAGTGCCTTGGTGTAGAACCTATTGAGATCAACAGCAACCTAGTCTCAGCGCAGAACCGTAAGCGTTTATACTGGACTAACATACCTATAGATAGCTTGCCACAAGACAAAGGTATCATGCTCAAGGATATACTAGAACCCATTGATCAGATAGATGATGTTTACTACTACAGTGACAAGTCTATAGCTTATATGGAGCGAGGCAACGAGAAGTGGCAACAAGCAGAAGCTAGACGAGCAGATAGATACACACAAACTCCTGACACCAAGAAAGCGTTTACTATCACAGCTAACTTTCACAAAGGTGTGCCGTACAATTACTTTAATGATAATCGCAGTTTCAAGGGCGGTAATTTAAAATCATATTTTAAAAAACATCGCAAACAGTTAGTGTTTAGTAAGGATGGCTTGTGTCATGTGGGGGATGCTGACTTGTCAGGTAATGAGTGTATTAAACGTGTCTATCATCCTGCTGGTAAATCACCTACCCTGACTACTATGGGCGGTGGACACAGGGAACCTAAAACATATGTATCACCTGATTCATGGCGTAAACTCACTCCAAGAGAATGTGAGAGACTACAGACAGTGCCAGAGGGTTATACTGACCATGTTAGCAACACACAACGCTACAAGATGCTAGGCAACGGATGGACTGTTGATGTTATCAAGCATATTTTTGAAGGATTAAAGGAGAGGAACTAGCATGACAAAAGAAATAACTTGCTTTGAAGTAAGACTAGAAGTTGACGGCAGAATAAAACAGATAAGTCTGGACACTACTATGCCAGAAATTTTTGATTGGAATACAGCAGTAACTTGGGCTATGGCTTTCTTCAAGGTTAAAGAACCTGAAGCATTACAAGTAGACTTAGTTGACGTGAGTGAGTACACAGTACAACCCAATAGTAAGAGTGGTTCGTACATCTATCCTGCATCTTTAGTGGTGCATTAAACAGGAGATAATAATAATGATTAGTGCAGCATTGATGTGTCTTGCTCTAACTGTATACCATGAGGCAAGGGGTGAAGACGTAATAGGGCAATATGCAGTAGCCCACGTAGTTATGAATCGTGTTGAAGATGAAAGGTTCCCAGATAATATCTGTGACGTAGTACATGAGGGGTATAGTAAAGATCATAACCTATGCCAGTTTAGTTGGTACTGTGATGGTCAATCAGATAAACCACATGAAAAGAAAGAGTGGGACACAGCTATATTTGTAGCTAATAATGTAATGAAAGACAGGATACCTGACGTGACACATGGTTCTCTATTCTACCATGCTGACTACGTTAGACCTGCTTGGTTTAAGAAGCTAGAACATACTGTTGTAATTGGACAACACATATTCTATAAATAAATATACAGTTACATAACACTTTAACTGTTAAGGTAGAAGTGTTATATAACATGTATACTAATTGAAATATATTAAGGAGAAAATAAATGACAAAAGAAGAATTTAATGAATGGCTTGCTACTTGTCCAACTCACAAGTATGAAACTATAGATGAGTTTGGTCATATTACTGTGACATTTAAAGTTGTAGATGAAGAAGAGGAGTAATAGAAATGAAGATAATAGTAAACGCAGAGAAAACAGATTACTTTTCTGCAGAAGTAGAATTACCTGATGAGGTAGTGGAGGATGAAGGTATCTGCCATTGGATAAATCAAAACCTTGACAGCTTCGATTGGGAAGTTAGTAAGGGTTGCTTTGAGTGGACAGAATATGAAACAAGCGATATGTAGTGAATGAAGAAGAGGAGGTATAATATGGACAAAGAAAACCCAACGACAGCACAGTTTACAGTGACACAGACTATGCTAGATAAATGTATCATAGATCAGAACAGATCAATAAGACTTATGGCACATGCATACGATTGGCCTGATGAATTAACACTACCATCTACCTTTGTTGGCATTGATGAAGAGGACAATGAAACACATATAAAACTTTATGTAACTAAACGTGGTGACAAAAGGATGTCCATTAAGAACTTGAAGAAGTACGCAGAGGTAGGGGATCTTGTGAAGATTACTGATGAATACCATGATCCCTATGTGGACAGCCCACTAGTACAAATTGAAATAATTAAACCAACAGAAGGAGAAGATGATAATGTTTGATATACCCACTAACCTAGACTTTGAAGTAGAGTTTGAACCAACTAAAGTTGATGACAAGAAGTACGTTATCAATGCTGACACAGGTAAGTACCTTGGTATAGTTGGCAATGGCTTTAATTGTGCCTCGCATGGTGACTTTTATAGTAAGCTAAGAGACACAGTGACAGAGGGCATCAGTGCCTATGAACTGCAAGATGCTAAAACTAGATGGCGTACTGCACGTAATGGAGCATGGACTATGCTTGATATAACACTACCTAATATGACTAGTCATGTAGTGTCAGAAAAACATCAGACAGAACTGGGCAATCGTTTGATCTGCTTACATGGTATTGATGGATCATGCTCTAACCAAGTGTACTATGGCATGATAGATTTCTTTTGTACCAATGGTATGATACAAGGTGAGTACGATAAGGTACGTAGAAAGAACACCACTAACTTTTCTTTGGGTGCTTTCATTCAAGAGTTGAAGAACGCAAGGACTTCTTTCTATGACAATGCAGCTAAGATGCAGGTATGGGCAGAGACTAGTCTCAAGTATGTAGATGTTAAATCTTTGCTAGATGACATGCTTAAATCTAAGCGTAAGTCTGATAAGATGTACAACCTATACATGCAAGAGACAGGTACACGTGGTCATAACAAGTGGGCATTGTACTCTGCCTTCACCAACTATGCCAGCTATGCTGATGAACAGAATGGTTTTAAGTTGAAGGAGACAGGTAACGATACCAAAGCAATCAGCATGTGGTCACGTGAACAGGAAGTGAGCAAGCTGATAAGTGACAAACGATTTGTTGAACTTGAGGCTGCATAATGCATATTTGTTCATGCTGTCATACTGAGGTATATATACTGCACAGACATCACATACTGCCCAAAGTTTTGGGCGGTGTGGACGCTGAGAGTAATATAATAAAATGTTGTGAGGAGTGTCATGGCAAGATACACGGCAGAAATATGTTAAATCACAGAGAATTAACACTTGAAGGTTTACGTCAAGCTAAGGCACGTGGAGTAAAGCTGGGAGGTGCTAGACCTGGAGCAGAAGTAAGACATGAAGCTGTTAGGCGAGAGGCTGACCAAAACGCACTTAGAGTTTCTAAGATAATTTTACAGAGTCGAGAAGGTGGACAGACCTATCGAGCAATAGCAGACCATCTCAATCAGCTAAATGTTGCAACAGCAAGAGGCGGTAAATGGCATTCATCTACTGTAAAAAATTATCACCTGCGAGTAACTGAGAGAGAACTGATTTAGATGAATCTTAAATCTAGCAGCAAGCTAACGGACTTGATTAACTACTACTATTTATCTAATGATTACAGTATGTTACGTGACTCTACTAAAGTAGATTATAGGTACTTTCTTACAGTGCTACATCAATCTCTAGGGTCACGTAAGTATACTTGTATAACTAGTAAGATGGCTAAACAAGCCTATGAAGATTGGGTTAAGCGTGGCATTACCTTTGCTAATAAGATAGCTACTTGTGCTAACATAGTATTTAACTATGCAATACAAATGAAACACGCTACCTTTAATCCTTTCAATGGGATCAAAAGAAAAAAAGCACCACAACGTAAGGTTGTGTGGCAACATGGAGATGTAGTAAAGTTTCTTGACACTGCGTACTCTGACTACGAGTACAGAAACATAGGTCTGATAGTACACATGGCGTATGAATGGAAACAGAGAATCGGTGACATGAGAAATTTACAATGGGAGAATATACATTTGAGTAAAAGTATGGTACATCTTGAACAAAGCAAGCGAAGGGCAGAGGTGTTTCTTCCTATATCTGAAAGCCTTAACACTATGTTAAATGAACAAAGAAAGGACTTTGGCTTTCAGGAATTGGTAGCTCCCCACCCAAGGCCAAGTCTAGGAAAGTTTAGACCATATGCTATGGAACGCTTGTCAAAAGTAGGTAGACGTGTTATGAGACTAGCTAAACTACCAGAGAGATTACGTCTAATGGATTTAAAAAGAATAGAGGAACTTGTGTATGAACATAAATAAAATATTAGATGACATGAATGTTGGTGTTGGTGAAACTAAACGTATGGACTGCCCTAATTGTAAAGGCCGTAATACTTTTACAGCTACTAATAGTATGGGTAGTCTAATATGGAACTGTTACAAAGCTAGTTGTGACTTGTCAGGTGGTAGACGTGTACATCTATCTACTAGTGATATACGCAAAACATTAGGTAGTGTTGCAGAAGAGACACACTCTGTATCGTTTGATAAGCCTGAGTTCTTAGTGCGTAATAACAAGAAGATACAAAAGTTTTGTAACGAATGGGGTCTTGATCCAGATACCTTGGGTCTACTATATGACGTAGCTCAAGATCGTGTGGTGTTCCCTATTGTACATGGTAGTGTCATGGTTGACGCTACAGGAAGAGCCATGTCTAACAGACTACCTAAATGGAAACGGTACGGTAAAAGTCGCTTGCCTTATGTTTCTGGACGTGGTACAACGGTGGTAGTCGTTGAGGACTGTGTAAGTGCAGCTATTGTGGGTGCGACTGAGTGTGGGTCAGGTTGTTCAGATGGCGGTGGTTTTGTTGGGTTAGCAGTGTTGGGTACATCGCTTTCTGAAGACCACAAGAAATGCATATCACAGTTCTCAACTGCTATCATTGCTCTTGATCCCGATGCATTACCCAAGACCTTACAGTTTGCAAAGGAACTAAGAGGATATATAAACAAAGTAAAAGTATTATCTTTGAAAGATGATTTGAAATATAGAAACCCAACTGACGTTAATAATTTAAGGAGCCTAACATATGGAACTATCACTAGTACGTAGTCTTATGAACAGACCATTCTATGAAGATCATAGAGGGGCTAAGTGTCCTGACCGCCTGTTCAGTGCAGATGTACGTAAAATTAAACAGGCAGTAGATAGCGCAATGCTACGGTATGAACGTACCGTTACACCTGATGAAATACAGGCATTGTTTATGTCTAACAATCCAACACTTACTACTGCACAAAAGCAAGCCTATGCTCATCTGTTTAGTCAGATAAAACGTGAGCAACCTATGGGATCTGACGTAGCAGGTGAGGTACTGTCCAAGCTATTTCAACAGGTAGTAGGTGAAGACATAGCCAACTTAGGTTTTGATTATGTCAATGGTGACAAGACTACGCTTGAACCATTACGTAATTTGCTTGAGCAATATGGTGATGACTTCACCCCAAACCTTAACATAGAATGGGATGACATTGAGATAGATACCTTGCTTGCAAGAAACGATTTGGAATCTCAATGGACGTTTAATATACCTAGCCTCACACGTAAGGTAGAGGGCGTTAATGCAGGGCATTTAATTGAGGTAGGGGCGAGGCCAAACACAGGTAAAACATCATTCCACGCCTCTCTCATAGCCTCTCCGAGTGGGTTTGCGGCACAAGGAGCTAAGTGTATAATTTTATGTAATGAAGAAGCCTCTCACAGAGTAGGTGCAAGGTATCTTACAGCCGCTACTGGCATGACTATGCAGCAGGTAAGAGACAACCCATCTAAGGCCAGAGATTCCTACTCTTTGGTTAAACAAAACATCAAGATCAAGGACGCAAGTGATCGTGATATGGCATGGGTAGAGAGTGTATGTAAAACGTACAAGCCTGACGTAGTGGTGTTAGACATGGGAGATAAGTTTGCTAAGATGGGTGGTTTCTCACGTCCTGATGAAGCACTCAAAGCTAATGCAATACATGCTAGGCAGGTAGCCAAGGCACATGGTTGTGCTATGTTCTACATGTCACAGTTATCTGCTGATGCAGAGGGTAGAGTGTTACTAAACCAGAGCATGATGGAAGGGTCACGTACAGGTAAAGCTGCTGAAGCTGACCTGATGATACTAATTGCAAAGAATCCACCTGTTGATGGGCAGGAAGAAGAGGATAATCAACGCCATCTTAACGTGGTGAAGAACAAACTGTCAGGTTGGCATGGAGTTATTCATTGTAATATGAACTATAAAACAGCGAGGTACGAAGTATGAAAGCGATAAGTCCTATTAGTGGTGTGAAAGCTAGGAAGTTTGTGCATGGTGCATATGTAGCTAATGACAAACGTGCCAAAGATGCAGTAGTTAGTTACCTAACTAAGAAAGGTCACGTTATTATCAATACAAAAGAAACTACTTACTTTGATATAGAGAGTAAGAGTAATGGGGATGTGTGTTACTCTGAGGTAGAGATGAAGAACCAATGGTCAGGAGAGTGGAATCCTACATGGACTGATATACGTATACCCTATCGTAAGCATAGACTAATCAATAAGTTTACAGATATGTACCCTGTAGATACACATCATAAGTTACACTTCTATGTACTAAGACAAGACTGTAAGTTTGCTTGGTGCATGGATTGGAAACAACTAACACAAGATAGGATCAAACAAACCTACCTTAGTAATGCAAGAAAGTATGAGTACTTCTTTCAAATACCATACAAAGAAGCAGAGTTAGTGGAGCTATAACATGAGAATAGAAGATACAATTAAGCTAGACTTTAATGATGTCTTGATACGTCCTAAAAGAAGTACTCTTACTTCACGTAAAGAGGTAGACATGGAACGTCACTTTACTTTTAAACATTATGGAGAGTATAGAGGAATACCTGTTGTAGCTTCTAACATGGATGGAGTAGGCACATTTGCAATGGCAAAAAAGTTAAATGAACTAAGATTATTTACTTGTTTAACTAAAACATATTCAGTTGTAGGTTTAACAAGTTACTTTCATAATGCTCCTTACTTAAATAAATTACCACTCAATGTGGCAATGAGTATTGGCATTAAAGATGACGATCTTAAAAAGTTTATGGCTGTATATAGAGTAATACATGATCTACAATATGTTAATATTGATGTAGCCAATGGATACACACAAAGATTTATAGAATTTATTAGTAATTTTAGAAAACAATTTCCTGAGATAACTATTATAGCAGGTAATGTAGTAACTGCTGATCAGACCCAGGAGTTAATACTTAATGGTGCTGATATAGTGAAGGTAGGTATAGGCCCAGGATCTGTCTGTACAACAAGGATACAGACTGGTGTAGGCTATCCACAGCTAAGTGCTATTATGGAGTGTGCTGATGCTGCTCATGGCTTAGGTGGGCATATTATAGCTGATGGTGGGTGTACTTGTGCAGGAGATGTAGCCAAAGCATTTGCTGCTGGAGCTGACTTTGTTATGCTTGGTGGTATGCTTGCAGGACATGATGAAAGTGAGGTTAAACCTGTAGATGGTAAGATTTCTTTCTATGGAATGAGTTCCAAGGCAGCTAATGATAAACACTTTGGGGGATTGGATACATACAAATCTTCTGAAGGTAGAGAAGTATCTGTTCCATATAGAGGAGCAGTCCAAGATACCATACAAGATATACTAGGTGGAATTAGATCAACCTGTACTTATGTAGGTGCTAAAAGTTTAAAACAATTAAGTAAATGTACCACATTTATTCGTACAAATAGTCAATATAATAATATTATGGAGTATATACAATGACAAAAGAAGAATTTTTTGAATGGTTCGATGCATGTCCTACACACAAATGTGAAATACTGGAAATTGACGATGATGGTTATGTTCGAATACTAACGAAAATCCAAGAGTATAAAAAGGATTAGAGGCAGTGATTAGTGCAGCATTGATGTGCCTTGCTCTAACTGTATACCATGAGGCAAGGGGTGAAGACATAATAGGGCAATATGCAGTAGCCCACGTAGTTATGAATCGTGTTGAAGATGAAAGGTTCCCAGATAATATCTGTGATGTAGTACATCAAGGTTATAGTAAAGATCATAACCTATGCCAGTTTAGTTGGTACTGTGACGGTCAATCAGATAAACCACATGAAAAGAAAGAATGGGATACAG